GATGCAGTCGCCGGCATGACCAATGCCGACGGTTCAGGTTCCGGAATCGCTACAAGCCTGATTTAGGTGAACACATGCCCAAGACGCTAGCAGCAACCAAACCTTCACTGAAATCAGCTTTGGAAGAAGCGTACAAAAAGGCGAGAGATGACGGCATGCAGGACAGCGCCGTCAGCGATTCAATTATCAAAAATCTCGCTGACGATATGGGCGCCGCCGTCCACAGTTATATGAAAGAAGCGCTGGTAGTTACCGCGGTCACAATAAATCCGGGTCAACAGTCAACCCCGGTGCCTCCTGTGGTCGGTGTGGGAAACTACATTGCGCCGGGCGCGGGAACCGGAACCGGTGGAATCTCATTTGAGGGCGGTGATGTGGATACTCTAAAGACGGGCCTGGAGGCAGCGCTTAAGTGGGCACGAAATGACGGCATGCAGGACGGTGCCGACAGTGATTCAATTATTTCAACGCTTGCTTTCGATGTTCATGACGCGATAGATACATTCGCTCTGACAGCCAAAGTAGAGACAGATGTGGTTCTGACCGGTGGTGTTCCCATAATTGGGTATCTCACGTCTGTGGGAGCGCCGTTGCCTTCTGTGAGTTTGCCCTGGAAGGGAACCGGTGTAGGAGTTAACGGTCGCGGTTTATCTTGATATTTGTTGAGGTTGGATCATCCATGGTGATGCAACTTGTCTTCTTTGATATTTAGCCAAGAGGTGAAAAGTGCCCCAAACAAGAAAGATTTACGATTTTAAATCAGTCGGTCAGCTTCAGACGGTTTACGAGAACAATGTCGTCGATGTTGCGATCAAGAATCCAATTGGAATTAGAACACCTGTGTCCTACACGTCAACAGGTAATTCGATGTTTAACATGTCGTATGATCTCGGAGTTCAGATCAGGGACAACCTAAGAAATTTGATTGCAACGAATCACGGTGAGAGACTGATGTTGGGTGATTTAGGTGCGAATTTACTACCGCTTGCCCTGGAGATGACTTCCGAGGATATTGATAATGAGGCCGTAAGAAGAATTTCGGCAGTGGTGGACAAATATATGCCATTTGTTGTTTTGGAAACGTTCGAACCCAGGGTCGACAAATCAGAGGATGAGAATGTGATACGAAGTGTGGTAAGAGTTATTTATTCGGTTCCAGACTTGGCTCTGACAAATCAAGCGGTTGAGGCTGTTGTCTTAGTGGGTGGATAAAATGGCATTTCAAATTAAAAAGAAGATAAAAAAGGAACAGAATCGATCTTTTACAGCACGAGACTTTGAGTCAATAAGATCACAGCTTCTTGACACCGCACGCACCTACTTTCCTGATAAAATTCAGGATTTTTCGGAGCCGTCTGTGGGTGGCATGTTGCTCGATTTTGTCGCGACTGTCGGTGATTCCCTTAGTTTTTACCTCGATCATGCCTTTCGAGAGCTGGATCCCTCCCGTGCTGTTGAACCTGAGAACATCATCACACATTTGAACAACGCGGGTGTGAACATTGTGGGAGCATCGCCCGCTTCGGTTTCGCTGAAATTTCAGCTCACAGTTCCGTCAGAGTCAGCTAGCGGTGTGTATCTACCAAAGAGATCGGCAATGCCGGTGGTGCTTGCGGGAACACAGGTGTCATCCTTTTCGGGAATTTCTTTCACGACAATTGATGATCTGGACTTCGCCGAGCAGGATGAGGATGGAAATTTTTTAGCTGATTTTGTGATATCGGCAACTAATGCAGATGGAAGCCCCTCTTCTTTCACAGTGACCCGATTGATATCTGCTGTGAGTGGAGAGGAGAAAACTGAGACAATCGATATAGAAAATTCATTTACGGCCTTTAGAGAGATACCGCTGTCGGAGAAAAGCATTTCTGCAGTGCTTTCCATAACTGACTCCGAGCTTAACACTTATTACGAGGTCACCTCGTTGAGCGAGGACACGGTGATGCTTAGGACAAAAAATGTCGATTCCGACAATGCTGGTGTACCCTACTTTATTACCGTTATTGCTGCGCCATATCGTTTCATCAGAAAATATGATCCGGTGACGCAGATAACCACGTTGAGATTTGGATCAGGAAATGCGGATACGCTGGACGATGACATCGTGCCAGATCCCAGCGATCTTTCGCTTAGTTTGTACGGAAAGTCAACTGTGGCACGTTTTAATATCGATCCACAATCACTTTTGGAAACACAGACGCTGGGAATATCCCCCAAGGACACCGCACTTTCTATTCGTTATCGTTTTGGAGGTGGTCTCAATCATAATGTTTCCGCTAATCAAGTGGAGCAACTGGATAAGCTTTCCCTGTCGTTTAGAAGAAGCCCTTCCGCGGCTGACGCTTTATCCGTGCGACAGTCAATATTGGTGACCAATTCAGAACCTGCTTCGGGTGGTGATTCAGCACCCACCCTGGATGATTTAAAAACGAAAATAACTTCCGCGAGAAAATCGCAGAGAAGGGTCGTGTCTCGAGAGGACTTATTGGCTAGAGTTTACACTATACCAAGTGAGTTTGGAAGAGTTTACAGGGCTGCAGTGGTGGACAACCCGGCTAATCCGATGTCTGTTCTCCTTTATGTTTTGTCTAGAGATACCGAAGGAAATTTGACTGTTTCTCCTGATACGCTCAAAAAAAATCTCAAAACTTATTTGAACGAGTTTCGTCTTGTGGGCGATGCGATAGACGTCTTGGATACAAAGGTGATCAATTTTGGCGTGAAGTATAGCGTCTATGTGTCTGAGAATGCGGGGAAGGTACAGGTGATTCAAGACGTGAATTCGAGAATAGCTCAAACACTAGATAGGAAATTTTTTAATATCGACCAGCCCATAGTTGTGGACGACATTACTAACGTGATTATCAACACCAATTTTGTAATTTCGTTGATAGATTTGCAAGTATTTCCTCGCACGGGACAGGTTGAAGACAGAGCGTACAGTACGGCTGCATTTGACTTTAAACAGAGTCAAACTAAGGGTCTGGTCCAACCCGATAGAGGATCGATTTTCGAGCTGAAATACTCTGATTTTGACATTATAGGGACAGCATTTTGAGGGTGAGATGATAATCGTATGCTCTGCTAGCGCAGACACCTACATTACAGACAAAATTATCGACGAGCAGAAAAGGGTTCGGGATGCCAATGTTGGCCGCGCGTCTACTCTCGATCTTTTCAAGCTTTATGATGAGACTAAGTCGGGCAGCCTCGGAAACCAGACTGAGCTTTCTCGAGCTTTGCTTAAATTTGATTTGGCGCCGATAAAGGAGTTGACAGCCAGCATTCTTGATCTTGGAAGTTCAAATTTCAAAGCGACGCTAGAGCTCAAGGACATTATGACCGGACACGCCGTTCCGAGAAATTTCACACTGTCAGTTTTTTCCCTGTCACAATCGTTCGATGAGGGCATTGGAATTGACACAGGAAAATTCAATGATCTCGATGTTGCAAATTTCATTACGGCATCTTACGGAACTACAAATGTGCTGTGGTTTGTGTCGGGCGCAAATCGAGGAGGCTTGATTAATTCGGATGACATTGACTATATCTTATCGGGAAACCTGAGTGATGGATCGGGCCTTGTTTCGCTTGAGAAGAAGCAGACATTCACTGAGGGAACAGAGGACCTCTCCATTGATATTACAACACTCGTGTCTGCGACTATTGCAAATCAACTTCCCGACAAGGGTTTTAGGGTGGCATTTACAGGATCAGAAGAGACCGATACGAAATCTCACTTTGTGAAGAGGTTCGCATCACGACATGTGTCCAATCCACTTCTTCGCCCACGAATTGTGGCAAGATTTGATGATTCAATTCAAGATCACCATGAGAATTTCTATTTTGATACCAGCGGATCACTATTTCTCAACAGTTACAATCGATCTGGCTTCGCAAATCTTGTCAGTGGCTCTTCGCTGACTGAAATAAAGGGAAACAGCTGTTTTGTTTTGCAGCTCAACAAGGGGCTATTCAATTTTTCTGTAACAGGCAGCCAGCACACGCAGGGAACAGATGGTAATATTGTGTCAGGTGTCTACTCCGCCTCATTCGCTTTGTCGTCGGCCGAGACGACAAAGTACAATAAGACGAGAAACATAGCCCAGTTGTTGACTGAGAAGGATGAGATCACTTTTACAACTTACTGGAATTCGATTGACAGCAAGGTATCCTATCACACAGGCAGCGTGACCATTAAAAGTGCGCAGAGAAATTCCGGAGAGTTTATTTCTAGAGAACCTCTAATCACGCTGACTAATGTGAAAAGGGCATATCACAAGAATGACACTGTGCGATTTAGAATATTCGGAAGAGACCTTATTGCCGAGAACAACCAGCCTGTCAAGACGCCCTATAAGTTGAAATCAGTGGTTTATGATAAGGTATACTACCAGCTTGTGGACAGGGTGACGGAGAAGATTGTGTTGTCATATGACAATACCAACAACTCGACTCGTGTCTCGACGGATGCTGACGGAATGTTTTTCGACTTCAAGATGCAGGCACTGGTGTCCGGAAGGTCCTATGCTTTTGATTTTTATATTGTCGATAGAGGGGTGAGTTACCTGATCAAAAATAGAGATTCAATTTTTGAAGTCAAGGATTAAGGAATGCCACGAGAGCCTAATACACCAGCAGACAATCTGCTTTTCAAGCCCGGCATTCTAAGAAACAAACAGACAGCCGCGCCTGTCAGAAATTTGACACTGAAAGATGTCGAGAACACGCAGGTTGACCTAACGGGATCTTTCAGGTTCGATCCTCCGGGTGCGCCCCTCAAGAGCACACAGCAACTTTTTGTTAATTGGTCAGATTTTGCAACTCACACATTCTTCAATTCAGCAGAAGCAAAGGTTCAAAAGGCGTTCGACAAGATTATTAACAGGTTTCCTTTTGACGGAACAAGAACAGAGTTCAATAATTTTGTCGATAGTCTCACCGGCTTTGAGAAGCACGTTCTCGATCGATTTCCAAAACACACTGGTTATTTGGCTTTCAGTGGGTCTTCGTCACCATCGTCACCTGGGACTTACATTAGCATCAATGACTTTAAAGGATCACACTCGCCGAAACTTTCAAAAGATCCAACCGGCCAGTCGGTTCTTGATCCGGAAACCAAGCCTTTTACATTTGAGTTCTATGTGAATTCTCCCAGCGGATCGAACAACGATTGTCAGGTGATCGCGCAAAAATTGAATGGAAGTAACGGAATTTCCCTTCTTCTTTCTTCTTCCGCGGAGAAGACTAGTCCACATGCGGCCGCGGATTTCCTCGTGATGATAAGGTCCGGATCGTTGACACTTTCTGCTTCAGTGGAGTTGACAAAAGGTCAGTTTGAACACTGCGCCACCGTTTTTGATAGGTCGTCTGGCCCGGGCCAGATTCTTCTATATCGTAACGGTGCTAAGGTCGCGTCTAGTTCTTTTGGTTCGATGGGACAGATCGATTTTAAGACATCACCCTTGACATTGGGAAGCGGATCGACACATGCGTCGACCATCGGTCTTAGTTATGTTCCCAAAGAGACGCTCTCGGGAGCCCTGGACGAGTTTAGAGTGTGGCACACCGGAAGGACGCAACAGGAGATCCAGAAGCAGAGGTTTCTCGATATTTTCTCCCAGCAGGGCCTACAACTACTTTATAGGTTCAACGAACCGTCCGGTAGTTTTGCCAGTGATGGTAACAATCTTGTTCTCGATCACAGCGGAAACGGACTTCACGCCAACGTGCAGAATTTTTCGATGTCCTTTAGGAATACAGGAACATACGGGGCTTCGCCTGTAAAGGGGGAGACCGCCGCAATTTCGACTATTCTTTTTCCGTCATTCGAGGGTGTGACAGATCTTAACGATGAATTGTTGACTTCCGCCAGCAATTATGACTACAGTAATCCCAACTTGGTGACTCGGTTGGTTCCCTCACACTATCTCAAGGAGGCATCGGATGCTGAGGGATTCGAGACTGTGAAGGCTGAAATAGGTGATTCGATTGCGACGCAATACGATCAGCCTGGTGGGGTGCGAGTCGGACAACCACAAATCATTGCGGGAATGCTCTACACATTTGCTGAAACATTCGACGAGCTAAAAATGTTTATCGATGAGCTCAAACGACTGTTAAAGGTGGATGTTCTCTCC